AGTTAAAACACTCATAAAAGTAACCAGAGTTACGACGGGGGTTGCTGAAGCACAACCAAAAGCGATTAGGGGTATTTTCCGTAAAAAAGCCCGCTGCAACTGACCAGATACTATCATCAATTCCGCTCGCCTCATCGAATACCAGCATGACACCCGCGAAGTTGTGCACGCCCGCATATGCGTCAGGATTCTCTGCACTCCACAACCGCCCTTCTACGCCCCAATAGCGCGTTCCGAGTTTCAGGTCTTTCTCTACTAATTCCGCTATCCATTTCGCCGGTAGGACTCGCGTCGCGGACACCTCGAACCAGTGACTGTGTATCGACATACTCAGCCACTTGGTGATCTCAGCCCATGTGACGCTGCGGAGCTGCGCCTCACTGTTGGCCGATACGATGGTCGTTGAGCCGATCCGTGTGGTCAGCATCCAGATCGTCAGCCAGCTAACTAGGGCAGACTTACCGATTCCGCGCCCAGATGACACCGCAAGGCGCAACGTCTCAAAGTCTATCTTGCCGTTGTTCGCTTTGATGTGCTCGCGCAGCTCGATCAGAACCTCGCGCTGCCATTGGCGTGGGCCGTCGAAGTGTTCAAGCGGTGTCCCAGGTTTCTTCCACGGAAAGGTCAGGCGCACGAACGCGAGCGGGTCGTTCTTGAGCGTCGGACTCCAGAGCGTCGCCATCAGCTTCTGTTCTTCTTCCGCTGAGTAAATCGGCACTTGCATCTAATACCTGCCCCTCAATAACTCTGGTCTGCGCCTCTTCAAGCGCCGCTAATATAGATATGCGTTGCTCGACTTGGATCTGCATCGACTGCGGCGCAGTCCACTTATGTACATGCTTTAGTATGTCAAGCGCCGCTTTAGTGTCGCCGTTTAACGCGGCTGTGCGTAATACGCCGGCCATTTCCATCTCGCCGTCTGCGCGGCCTTTGATCTCCGCATACTCAGCAATAGGATCGAACTGCACCAGCCGGCGATACTCAACCGGCAGCATGCCGGCAGCTAACGCGAGCGCGTCGCCTTTGAGTCCTTTACGCGCGGCCTCGTAGATCAGTTCAAGATTCTTTTCTGTAGCCTCTATTTTACGAGGCTCGTATGGCAAGCTTTCAAACATAGAATCTTTTGTAACACATTTTTAAAATAAAAAAAAGTTTGAGTAACCCCTGCCCACGATTTCCCGCCTTCCCCAAGGCCCAGACCCCCCGTATACAATCAGTCAATGTAGACAAATGTAAACTAAGCCAAATGTAAACCAATGTCAACTATGTTTACATAAACTAAGTATACATTCAGGTCTTGGTCATTTTGGTCATGCGTTAAATGGTTGCATTCACGCTAGCATATTGAATGTAAACTATGGTCATTGCTTGGTCAAATGTTGGTCATGTGCATGACCAACGTAACGTGTTGAGAAGAGAGGGTTTTCCTGGCTTTGGTCATTTTGGTCACATTTTTACGCGCAACTCTCGCCCTAATAGGAGCTATATATACTTGTATACATACATATATATTTTTTAAATAAGTAAATATAAAAAGACCAAAATGACCATAACGCCACATTAGCCCGCAAGATCAGCATGTTATCCTTGGTCATTTGACCCCAAAAATATGACCATTTGTTACCCAAACAAGACCAAAAATGACCATTTTACCAAAAATAGTTGTTGACTGCCAAACAAATTGTGTTAGTATGATCATATTGAAAGGGAGCACTTCACATGACCTACACTGACTTGATCATACTTATCGCTCTTACAACCTGGCCATTTATCTGGCTATTGTGGGAAGAACGGGAGCGATAACGCTCCCTCCTTCTGTCTTGTCTTTTTGTCCTTTTGTCCTTATGAAGGGAGAGTAAAATGAAACTTAACGTGAACTATCTTAAAGCTGCTGCACTTGTCACAAGTAAAGAAGAGACGCGCTATTATCTAAAAGGCGTAGCTATTCAAGCCAGTGATAAGGGTGTGTTTATTGTCGCCACTGACGGCCATCGTCTGACGGCATTTAGGCAAGCTGAGACGTACGACGGTGCGCCAATAGACATTATAATTCCTATTGAAACCGTCAACGCGCTAAAGACTAAAGAAGAAACCATTGAGCTAAATGGCAATATATTAGGCAATATAATCTTCACGCCTATTGATGGCACATTTCCCGATTGGCGGCGCATTGTGCCAAAAGAATTAAATAATGAGACGGCACAATTCAATCTCACATATCTTGGAGACTTTGCCAAAGTTGCAAAAGCGCTAGGCAAAGGAACGCCGACTTGCGTTAATCATAATGGCTACTCAGCAGCGTTAATATCATTTGGCCCTGATGTTGATGGCTTTGGTTTGTTAATGCCAACGCGCCTCAAATTCACAGGTATGAATGATCTGCCGCCATCATGGGCGCTTTGATATTAAGGCCGGCGTAATGCCGGCCTAACTGTAACAAATCAACATATGGGGAATTATAATGAGCGATTATAACGGCTGGACGAATTACGCCACGTGGCGCGTCAATTTAGAGATATTCGACGGGTTCAACCCGCGCGAATGGTGGCAGGGTTCCTTTGAGGATGCGTATGACCTCGGCAAAGCGCTCAAACACCATGCCGAGGATATCTTAGAGCACGAAACAGGAAACGCCGAGGGCTTGGCGTTTTCATATGCAATGGCGTTCCTTGTTGATGTTAACTGGACAGAGATCGCGCAGCATATGATTGATGAGCATGAGGAGGAAGCGGCATGATCGAACTATCATTAAACCATGAAGCGGTCGAGGCGCTCATAAAGATATTAAACAATCAACCTGAGCCCTTGCCGTGGCATCTAATCGATGCATTGCACACTATGCAGGAAGAATACGACAATGAAGCCGAGCGCCAACATAGCGCGCGTTATGATTGGGAAAGATCGGCTGAAAACGACTAAGGGGGGATAAAATGAAATTCACATATTACTTCGATGAGCTAGAGTTAATCAAAAACTATTCTGTTATGGCGGCAGGAGAGATTGACGTAGACTATAACATAGCCGCTGCCGAGCCTGATGTAGGAATTTTTGAGCCCTGGATTACTGATATCGATATCACGTCGATAACATTAAACAGCAATAAGAAAGACGTGCCAGCGCTTAACCTGTCGCAAGATCATTGGCTATATAAACTGATACATGACGCGCTCATTGATAGCGACGATTTACTTCAAGCATGTGAAGAGGACGCAAGCCAAGATAGAGGCGATTACTGATGAAAGAGCTTATAGCGCGGTTAAGAGCTAAAGACTTAGTAACATCTATAATAAAAAGCTGTTTTGTTGTGCCAGGACGACATCCCGCCGAAATAAATAAATTATGTAACGAAGCGGCTGACGCAATAGAGAAGTTGATAGAACAAGTAGAGAAAAATAAATGAAGCAAGCGCTTTACATTATAGGCTTGGCGGCGAGTGTAAGCCTGGCAATACCTGCCGCCATTATAACCATACTTTACCTTATAGAGAGGGGCTGATCATGCGCGTCCTAGTGGCTTGTGAATTTAGCGGCATAGTGCGCGACGCTTTCCGACGGCGCGGACATGACGCTTGGTCTTGCGACCTAATACCAACTGAAAGCCCGAACGAATTGGGGTTTCATTATGAGTGCGACGTGCGCGACATAATACACCATAAAGAATTGAACCAATGCGCACCATGGGACTTGATTATAGCGCATCCACCATGCACGCATCTTGCTGTTAGCGGCGCACGCTGGTTCAAGGATAAGCAGCAGGAACAGCGCGAGGCGCTGGACTTCGTTCGCATGTTAATGGACGCGCCAGCGCCGCGCATATGTATAGAAAACCCTATCAGCGTTATTAGTTCAAAGATAAGAAAACCAGACCAGATCGTGCAGCCGTGGCAGTTCGGACATGGCGAGACTAAAGCGACGTGTTTATGGCTTAAAAATTTACCAAAACTAAAACCGACTAACATCGTTGACGGGCGTGAAGCGCGCGTTCACAAAATGCCGCCAAGCCCTGACCGATGGAAAGAAAGATCAAAAACATATCAAGGCATAGCCGATGCTATGGCGCAACAATGGGGCTGATCATGTACGATTTTTGCTGTTTGCTTTATCGCCTATCAACCCCAGCGCTTGAGCTGATGTTACAGGGTGAGGGTGACGATACAAGACGCGAATTGATAGAAGGGGAAATCCATGCGCGCGCTAAGAAAAACTAATCCAATAGATACTAAAATCCATGAGCTAAATGATCTTATTTTACTATTGCGCGAGTTAAAAAAACTACGGCAAGAGAACGCAAATTTAAGAGAGTTCCTTACTTATTGGGACAGCAAATACGGCAACGTGGATGAGATGGAAGATATAATAACAAAGCTGTCCGCACGTAATGGCAGACTAGAAGAAGAATTGAAAAGGTTGCGTCATGCGAAAAACTGATCCTATCGATGATGTTATAAATCAACTTAACAAGCCTATCTTATTGCTGCGCGAGTTAAAGAAAGCAAAGCAGGAAATCGCGCAACTAAAATATAATATGGCAGAGATGGAAAAATATTATTCAAAGCCCATCGAGATAGAAGACCGCGCTATAACCGCAGAGAGGCGTAACGCCGATCTAGAGCGCTCATATAATGAGCTAGTGTTACAAGAGAAAAAAGACTTTCGATATAGACAACTAAACGATCTTATAATGACTTTATCCATGCGGAACGGTCAATTAGAAGAAGAGCTAGAAAGATTAAAAAATGCTACATCTTGACCTATTTTGCGACCACCCAGGGCGCATGAAAGCAAAGCCTATCAAGACCGACAAGACCAGTTGCGTCATTATCTATAAGTGTGACGCTAAAGAAACGCCGATCATGCGCCTATACGTACAACAGGCAGACTTGCGCGCATTGGCGACAGTAGCAAGCGCTCTTAATTTTGCGTTTAACATGAAGGCCGGACATGAAGACAATCAAGCAGATAATATTGGAGGAGGCGAAAGCGGCAGGGGTGAGCTATGAAACACTGATATCTTACAATCATACGCTACGCATAAGCGCCATACGCCGCAAGGCCATGTATCGCGCGCATAAAGAAACAAACAAGACCTACACACAAATAGCGCGCGTCTTTAAGCGCGACCATACAACCATAATAAGTGGAATTAACTATGAAAAAAGAAGAATCGGCTTTTGTGATCCTAGTAACAACAATCATTGAGGTGCTGCTATGTCTAAAATGAAAGACTACTTTATAGAGCAATATGAGGCGCTCCAGTGCACCATACCCGACATCCCGCGCGACGAGCCATGCGAGATTGTAAACAAGCCGCTATGGCAATTTTGGACTAAATGGTCTAAAGGTAAGGACATGACGGAAGCGGAAGTCGTCCAGCATATGGACATGCTCTTTTGATTTTAACGCTATCGATTTTAGGTATTGTAGCGTTTATCGTGATGCGTTAGGGTGTGGCTCATGGCCTCCTCCCTTGGCCTTATTGCAAGCCTCCTGCCCTCTAGCTGCCCCCATAGCTAGAGGGCTTATTTTTGATAGAGGCCAAAGCGCTCTAGATAGGGCTGTAGATAAGACAGCATGCTATTGCGCGCGACGGGGGCGTATTGCGTATAGTCCATACCATACTGAGGCCCAGCCCCAGGGTTAGCGAACGCCTGTTGACCGCGTAGGGCGTTCTGGAACATCGCCTTGCGTGCGGCTAGATCAGCGCGGGCGGCGATATCCTGGGCGGGCGTGAAAAGCTTATTAGTGGGCGGCTGTTGCTCGAACGTGTCGAGGTATTGCTTGTCGCTGTAGGTCAGATTAGGCCCAGCGGGCGCGTACATAGGAACGCCGCGATCGAGCGCCAATTGAGCCATGTACATAGCGTTAAGGCCATAATCGTCGCCATTGTTCGTATGCGTGTTATATTTCACGCCCTTCAATTTTTCTTTAGCTAAATCATCGAACTCTTCTTTGGTCATGTCATAGTAAGGCTTGCCCTTACTTAAAAGCCGTGAAATCTGGTCAGCCATTACTCAACCCTTTTTCGGCTCTCGATAAAGAACCAAATGAAAAGCAGCCATAAAAAAGTAACCCTAACCAGTAGGCAAAAGGCGCGCAGCAAGCTTTTCTCGTATAACCTTGATGCGGCAGTTCATAGCCCCCGCACCTCTAGACCCTATTCTCTCAGCTATCTCTTTACCCGTCAAACCTTGTTGCATAAGCTCATATATTTTCTCTTCGGCCTTAGTGAGGCGTGATGGATCTTTAAGGGCATGCATAGCTCCTGGCTTCATTTGACCACCTGTAGGTTCGGGGTTGGGGTTGGTTCGCACATATTACGCAAGTCTGACTTGCTATGCTGAAGCATATTCGGCGCGCAAAAGACGTGGCGCTTGGTCTGATATTTACCTGAGTGCAAGCGCCCGCAGTCTACCCAGCCGGCCTCCTTGAGCGCGTGGAGGAGCGCGGCTTGCGGCACCTTGACGCCATTGCCGGCCTGAACGCTCAAACGCCCGCACATCTCATGGAAAGGCCCAGCGATAACGCCCAAGGCGAAGTCGCCTTTGCGGCCTCTGATCATCTCAACGATGAAGCTCTCAGCCATAGACATGCCGTGCTCAACGAGCGAGAGCTTGAAGTCAGTGATAGGAGGAGCGGCGGCAGGGTTGAAGCGGCTAACATCGCGCGCGTAGAGCCAGGAGGCGACAGCCTCGAAGCCACCGGCATGATACCAGTCCCACATCTCGCGGGCCTCATCTGGAGCCATGCGCGGCGCGGTAGACCACACACAGAACCAGCGGCGATCCTGCGACGGGATAGAGATCGGAATCGGATCGTTGGTGAAGGCGAGCACAAGCACACGGTTGAGCATGTTGTAAGGATGCAGCCCCTTGCGGTTGATCGGCAGCATGTCAGGTGGCGCAGCGATAATAGGCTTAAGCTTGTTGGCTAACGCGCGGCGCTCCTTGGCCTCCGGCTCGCGTAGCTCGTTAAGGATCAAGATCTCACTCTCAAGCTGGTAGCCCCACTGCGACGACAGGCTCTCGTTGTCTATGATACCTTTGTTGTTATTGTTCGGGCCGCACACTGACCAGATGAAGGGAGCCCACATCGTGTCTTTGCCGGAGCCTTCATCGCCGCCATGCAAGACAGCGTGATTTATTTTAACGTCCGCATGTTGGAGCTTAAAAGCCATAACGTCGTAGCAATGATCGAGTTCGCCTTGATCTGGCACCAACCGTTCACAATGGGCAGCAAAGCGTGATATATCTCTGCTTGTTCGGGTGAAAATCGGGCGTGCGTCTCGCCATCGATTACCATAGATTTCATTATCTTTATGCACCAAGATTTTCTCGCCTGCCGCATAGGTTAGACCTTTCAATAATTTTGCCTTGTGCTCTTGGCGATTCTCGTCAAAGCATACTGATGCCTCGATGCGGCGCTTGGCGTTATGCACTGACACGCAACTGATATGCCGGAAGATGGCATTGAAAGAACTGCGCGAGATCTCGTTGCGCGTCGTAAGATCAAAATATGCGTCATCATCCACGATATACGCAAAGCGCTCATACCAGTCGCCGCGCTCAACGCGTCCGGCCTCTTCGCGCTCTACCTGCGCGACGCGCTCAGATGCTACGTCAGGGAAGAACTCGTTGGGCTTTATAGCCTCATGCATTGCTTTAAATTCGGCAGTAATAAGCTCGCCTCTGATGCCTTGATGCTCGCGCGGCCCACCATTATCAGCGACCCATTTTAGAAACGCTTCGCTGTTGATGTGATCGCAGTGTGCATGCATGCAGCAATAGGAGCGATCTAATGGCCTGTAACGACCTTCGATCTGGCCGTCTGTATGCGCTGCATTATTAGGGCAAACTACGCCCATCCAGCCTTCAGGATTAGGACGCGATAGAACAAGACCTTGCTCGTTGAGCCATGTCATCACATTATCGACGCCGTTGTCTTCTACCTTGACGGATCGATAGGTAGCTGTGTTTGCCTCGAGCGGCGTAACGCCGCATGCGTCACATATCTCTTGTAGCGTGTAATCTAGCTTTGGATTAAAAGAGATCTCTTTACACTCAAATGCATCACGCCCAGGTTTTAAATTAACTGAACCAGGCAGACGGCAATTACGCACAGCATTAGTTGCGCCTGGATCGGTATAACCGGCTGCGGCCAGCGCTGTAATAGCTGCACAATATTCTCCTGTTGTTGGTTGTTCTCTAAATGCGTAGACCCATTGGAAATTGTCTGGGCTTGTCTCTACTATCCACGTAGGCTCAAGCGGAGGCGTTTTGCTTTTCGTGCCGATGTCGTCCAACATCATAAAGAGCACGTATTCGCAATTGGCAGACGCGGCGCTAACCTTACCGTCTTTGAAGCGCTCGATAATAAAAGAACCCGTGTTAATATACCAAGCTTCGCCTTTCTTACGCTTATGTGTAGGAAGGTAAGCGGGCCAAGTATATTTATATGATCCATCTAAATGCTGTAGATGTACGTTATTACGCACTATTGGCACTTGCCGCACTATGAGCGGCGTCTCGCCTGCTTCCGCAAGTCCGACTACATAGTCAAGGATTCTATTTTCCATAACGCCCCATAATATTAGCTTCTACTGCAAGCGGTAATCCAACCGCCCAATCAGGCGGCGTTGTCATCACACGAACCATAGCCTCCCTTGCTATTTCTGGTTCATCTGATTCGACAACTATTTCGTCGTGCACATGAAGCACAACATTATTTAAATGCTTTAAACTGTACCTTAATAAATCATTCGCAACTGCTTGAGTTACATTCTCACATGCAAGCCCGCGCCATAGCCGCGCTCGAGGCCATTCTTTTGCGTCTGCGGCTGGTTTCCAAGATGCTTTGGCGTAGGTTATACTGCCGTCATCCTCGAACCGCGCATAGGGATAGCAAAGAACGCGCCCCGAAGGTAAAGCATACCAAAGATGCTGACCACGAAACAAGTATTTAATCTTGCCGGCTTCAAATATTTCGCCTTGACGACTCAGCGCTCTTGTGTACGCCAACTCGATGTCATTCCAGAACGGCACTGACCATTTGTTTGCAATACGCCACGCAGTTACCATGCGTCTGGCTTCGTCTTCCGGCATATTGATTCCGTATACACGACCCATCGCAGCAAACGCGCCAACACCACCGGCAAAGCCACATGCAAGCTCTTGAACTTTACCAACTTGGCGTTGGTCTTTTGTCACATCTTCTATGGCACAGCCAAAAGTTTTTGACGCGTTGAACTTATACACATCTTGTCCAGTGTTAAATAACGCGAGCTTGTCATCACCGTTATTGGACAACCACGGAGTTACACGGGCTTCTATAGACGACCAATCTGCAACGACGAACTGATGCCCGCGCGCCGGAACCATTGCTGGGCGTAACATACCTTTGAGCACATCAGTGACGCGCTTGCCGAACTTAGGCACGATCTTATGACCGCGCACCATCGCATGGCGTACAGCGTCGGGATCCTCTGCACAGACGCGAGTAAAGTTATGCACCTGCGCGCCGTAAGAACTAGCGCGACCTGTTGCGCTGCCGCCTGCGAATACAAACGCGCCTCGAACGCGGTGATCCTCGCCGGCAAGATCGAATAGCCGCTTGAACTTTGCTACAGAAGACGCCCAAAGATCATCAGCGCATTGTATAACGTCGGCAACATCTGGCGGCACTTCTTCAGGATCGTCCATCGCCAATAGATTTGCACGCGCCGTCTTATCGATACTATACTTGTCGTCTCGCTCCATGAGCTTGAGGGCTGCGGGGCCAACACGATCTTGAACCCATTGTCGCATCTTAGGGCTTCGGACTGACGTAATCTCGCCGTTCGTAACCTCACGTACGATGCGTTCGATTTCCTGTAATTCATCAGCCGCGAATCGAACCGCTGCTTGGCATAAAGGTACGTCAACCAAGACGCCGCGATCATTGATCCGCTCATTAATATGATAATCTGCCAGCTCATTATCTGTCAGTTCCCGCATCGCTTTAGATGCCGCGCGCATTGTACGCACGTCTTGCTCACAATATTCTATCAGTTCCTGCATTAATCGCACGTCATCACTGAATGGCGGGATGCACAACTTGCGAACGAGATAATTGCCTCGATGATCTTTACGCATGTCCGAGCCAGCAAAGCGCGCCATGTCTTCCAAGCTTCCTGGCGCACAGTTCGCTCGCGCTTGCGTTGCGGTGCAGTAGAACTGTTCGAGCGGAATCTGGATGCCAAGCACATGCCAGAAGATCAGACGCTCAAACGCCGCGTTATGTGCTCTGATTTGAATTTTATCCCATGTACGCATAAGCCAATTAGGTGGCGCTTCATTCGGTCGCCATGTCTCAACGGGTTCATCATTATACGCCCATGACATACAGAGCACTTGCGTAGACGGATGACGAGCGTAATTATATACGCCCGCCGTCTTCAGATCGCACTCGCTGCGCGTTTCAAAGTCAAGCCAGATCATTTTGGCGCATCATATCTTGTGCCGATAGTCTGGCCGTAGCGATTGCTGTAATACATGCCATACTCATCGCCTACGCCCGCAGCGACCATGCGCCCGCTGCGGTCGTAGATGAAAGTCTGTTCGCCGTAATTCATCTCAGTGAAGCGCTGCGTCGTCTCCACTTCTTGTGCTTTCAAAGGCTGTGCGATAAGCGTCAACGATGCGGTCAAGAACAAAAAGTATTTCATCGGGTTTCTCATGTTTGTCAGAGTATTCTTTGATGGTGAATAATAGATCGCCCATCAGTTGCTTTAGTCGTGTCTCTTCATCACTCATTGCTCAATATACCTCTTTAGCCATGATAGATTTTGTTCAAAAGTTGCGAATGTTCTATCCCTAAACAACTGCTTAACCGCGTCACGCAGCTCGTTATGCTTTTCCATAAAGGGAATGTAAGATTGACGCAGCCGCTCATTCTCTTGTTTCAGCTCCAATATGAGGCGCTCAAGACGTTCATTATCAGAGAAGAGCCGTTCAATTTGATGCGCTGCGTCATAATAAAGGTTTGGCTTTTCTTTTATAATCTGAGCATTTACTGCGCGATTTAGCAGACGTTTAATAATATCTCTTACCCGTTCACGGTCGTTATCTTCGCTTCCCATACGACTGACTCCTCTATCTTCGTTGGATCTTTTGCGTCTTGCGTTAAGAACTGCGTTTTGATCGGGCCAACGCCGAGCGCCATCCAGTAACGCGCGCCTGTTGCTGGCTTGCCATTCCAACCTTGCAAATAGCTGAACTTGATAACGTCTTGGTAATAAACGCCAAGCACTTCCATCTGTGATATGTGTTCATCAAATAAAACAACTTGTTCGCCGTCACTGGTCGCTGGGGGCCAACAACTAAAAAAATCGAACTTCGGCCTATTTTTATATACGCTTTTAACTTCTTGAAATTCGCCCCAACCAATAGGCGGATTGAGCACCACCTTCTTATTGTTGGGATAATCATCGCGCCACTCGGCGACCCCAAAGCCTGTGCGGTATTGATAATACCATTTGTTCAGCCACGTACCGGCGCTGTCGTAGTTATTGTAGAGCATGCTGTCGCTGCCCTTGTCGTAACTAAATACAGACGTAAACGACGGCGTGTCAGGTGCGGTATAGTCAAAGCGTCTCAGTTCGCCGCTCTTAAAGAACGGCCAATAGGCAGGCACAAACAACATTTGATTTCTCCTGAGATAAGAAGGGGCGCTTTACGCGCCCCAACTCATTAACCTCTGCGACGACGAACTGGAGCTTCCGCTACCTCTTCGACCGTAGGCTCTTTATCATTGCTAACGAACTTAACAATCTCGATCACTGGGTTATAGATGCGTCCATAACCGCCAGTGTGATTGTAGTGCGCGCTTTTCAACTTAACGATTGGCACAGGCGTCAACGGGTTGGTCTTGTAGTTCATGCCCGTCTCATACGCTATGCGCTTAACTTCAGGCACACCGCCTTTAGTCTTAGTCGAATAGCGCGCCACCAATCCTTTATCATTACCGCTGATGCATTGCAGCGATATACCTACCTGTTCTTCCCAGCCGTTAGAGTCAGGAATATCTTCAGGCATAGCGGGCCTATCTTTACCTAGCGGCACCATTACTTCGCCGAGGAGTTTACCCATGCTAGGCGTGTTTTGCGCGCCCCAGCATACGTAACCCTCAACAAAAGAGAACGGGTTGATAGCCCACAGTGAGTCAGGCTCGATCTCTGTTTGATCTGCGCCGTAGACCCAGTGACCTGTTTTATCCATCTTTAGATACACCTCTCTAGCGCCCAGCGTTGAACCCGCTGAGAACTTTTCGAGAGCTGATGCTAAATCGGCTACCGCAGGTAAGTTTGCAAAGTCTGTCATTTTGTCAT